AAATAAGTTCTGGTGAATTAGAAAAAGCTCTTACCGCCGTATTCGGTGGTGCCACAGATAATAGTGTAGCTACAGTGAACAATTCAAATGTTACTGTTTTACCCCAGGCTAATAATAGAACAGCGGCCGCTGTAAGTGGTGGTGCACCAGGGACATAAAAACTTGTATGGTCCCTTTTCTCAGACTCTCAATATATCTATAATTTTTCAAATTCTAAGCACGCATAAAAAAAGGCCCGGAAGACCGAGCTCTTTTTAAGAATACCAATCAAGTTATTCCGAGCTCTTTTTAAGTCTTCCTCGCCTTAAAAAGTTTCTAGTTTGTAGGCCTTATTCAGGCCAAATATCTAGACTTTTTTATGACTCATTTGCTAGTTTAGCAAAATAAGACATTGTATCATCCTCTTCTGAAGTACTTTCAGGTTCTGATACGGGTGCAGTTTCTATTTCAGGCGCTGCCATTGTAGCCGCTACGACTGGTTCTGGTGCGCTAACCCCTGCACTAACTCCAAGAACTCTATTCAATTTAGCTTTAAGCTCATCATAAGATTTGAAGTTACTTGGATCTGTGAACTCTGATAAACCATAGATTTTACCATAAGTCTCTTCTAATAGAGTATCATCACCATTATGTAATGAACTCACTGGAGAGAATTCTGATGCATCATAGTTTGTCCAACCATCCACTTTTCTGATTTTAATTTTAAAATCAGCACCTTCCCAGAAATCAAATGGATTCACTGGGGTTTCATCAGCAAATTGTGGTTGCATTGCGTCCATAATTTTATCAAAGATTTTCTTACCATATCTGTAAAGGAATACTTTACCTTCAGCTGCTGGGTTAGCAGAATCAGATATTACTAAGATGTTTGACACGTAGTGTAAACGTCTTTTTCTTTCCCTTGCAGTAGCTTTATCCTCTTCTCTTCCTGTATTCCAGAGTTGAGTATTCATCTCTGAAACTGGATCAGGTTGATTAATAGTGGTTAAGCTATTTTCAATATACCAAAGACCGTTTGGACCTTTAAATCCATGATCCCAGTATCTTACCCATGGAAGATCTTCACCTTCTTTCGCAGGAAGGAATCTAACTACTGCGTAGCCATTACCTGCTTTATCTTGGGTTGGTTTCCAGAAACGTTCATCTATATAAGACTTTGTTTCTGTTTTTTCTGAAACAGCTCCTGCTGCTTTTACGAGTTGGTCGATAGACGAGCCTCGCATGCTCTTAAGATTTTCAAACGACATATTTTTCTCCGTATTGCGTTGTATTACTTCTTATCCACTTACTCATAATATAATAGGTATATTATACCACATACCTTTTAATTTGTAAACCTCTTTTTAGTTAATTCTACGAATTTACTTTTATCAAAGTTTACAAAAGGTTGGTACTTTGTTATCTTCTTGGAAACATCTGGCCAAAACAAAGTTTCGGTTATCTTGTGTCCTTCTCGATTAACAAATCCCGTGATGGAATTTAGAATTACCACTGTTTCCAATGTTACTTCTTCTTCCATCCATAATTCAATAATCTTGGGTGGAGTGTTTATATTGTTCACCACCAGCAGATCATCGAATGATGTATCTATGTTATTTATATCTTTTTCGTACTCACGTGTTAGAGATTCATGAATCTTCTTATGCTTGGTATAGTTTTGTTGTCCTTCTATATCCATCATATCTCCAATATATTTCATATCTTCTATAAAGTTAAATACGAAAAAGTTCTGTATATCTTTTTGGTTCTTTCCTATCTTTGCAAAAAAGTATTTGTCTTTTCTTTTAAAGAATGATTGAGGAGTTACATTACTCTTGAAGTTATATTTAATAGCATCATAACTATCTTGCTCAAAATGTAACTTAAGTGCATTATATAATTTATATACTTCAAACGGGTCCAAATCTAATCCTCAAATCTTTTATTAAGATTATAATATAGAATAGTATTACTATCCATCTAGGATCTAAAAATACCTTAGCAACTATATTTAAAAATCTCAAACCGGTAATGTATTTTTCTTTTTGACTTTGACTAGGTTTAGTCCTGTAGCCTCTTGTGTAAGCTTCTCTTTTAACGCTGGTGACAATAACTTCTTCACATTCATATAATCCATACCCCTTTGTTCGATAATGTACGTCATCGCATCTAGGTAAGTCATATTGTTTTTAGAAACTAAAGCTTCAACTGCGGCTGTGAACCGCTTCTTAGTCATAATCTTATGTTCTAGTTCTTCCATAATTCTCTACGTAGAAGAATAGTATCTTTGTTTATTCTTCCAGTAGGTTTCCCTATTTTAGTTGTTAAACTATTCCAGATTTTATCCATTTGTTTAACATCATTATTTAATATTTGAGGAATGATTTCATCTGGTTTCCTCAGTGTAGCAACTCTTCCTTTTTCCCAGTTATATAGAGTAGAACCTCTAACTTCCATTCCCTGGGCGGAAGATGTTGTAAATTCTGTAAGCTTTTTAGTTTTAACATTATACATCCAAAAGTAATTAGACTCTGGAATTAATAAAGGACTGATTGATTCTAACCCATCAGCTTCTTGTAAGAACTTTAATTTCTCTACTTGTTTAGATCTAGATCTAGGTTTCTTAGTTCTTACTCTTGCATTTCTTTGTGCATCTCTTGTTCTTTCTATCTCTTCAAATACCTTATCCATAAAGTCTAGCATCTTTCTTTGATCACCTTTCTTTATATGAGAATAACCTTCTATTAATTGTTCACAGGTTTTTTCATACGCACCTTTTACATTATCATATTCGAATTGTATATGATCTTTAAGCATATTGATTGCAGCAATACCTTTTAATCCATGCATCTGGAATAAGCTATAAACAGGAAATTGAACTTTCTTTTTATCAAATTCACCTTCCATCCATTTATCAATCACCATATTATCCCAATTAGCAATAATAGTATTATTAACTTTTTGTCTTAATCTTTCTTGAGGTGGAATTACTTTTGGTTTAGGTTTAGCGTCTCTTTCTTCTTTCTTTTCAATATAAATCTTTTTACCTACACGCATACATTCTTTAATGTAATCGTGAGCTGCTTCTATTTCTTCTGGTGTGTATATCCAACCACGTTCTGTCATTCTAACAAATGCATGACCTTTGGAATTCAAACATAGTTTCCAATCAGGACATTTCTTTAGATATTGTATTTCTTTTTTGGTTAATAATCCACTGTTAGCACAATATGTGTATACACGTTGAACATATTTTTTCTTATCTTGGAAATAAGAATACCACCTAGTGGACTTTGAATGTACAGCGGATCTTTCCTTCGGATCTGAAGGCATTGGTGTTTCGAAAAAGTCGGGTTCATGACCCATGTACTTTTCATCTAATGATTTAAATCTCTTACCCATATATAGTCATTAAAACAACGAATATCATAACTGCAATCATAAAATATAATCCAAGCTTCAATATTCCTAATATAAAATCAAAAAAACTTCCCATAATATTCCTTAAAAAAGTTGGCTAAATCCCCTATAAAATAAGGAGTTAGGGTTGGGGATTTTAGCCAACATAAAGTACTTATAAAAAAGTACTTTTAAACTTATTTACCCCTTGCAATATATGCCGATATTAAATCGTCTCCTGTCTTAACATCATCATTCCATGTATGAATAACCTTACCATTTTTGGACCTTTGAATACGTCCATCATTAAACTGTACATCGGTAACATTACCGGTATCAGTATCTTGAGGTCTATCATCATACCACATACTTTTTAAACTATGTACGTGCATGGATTTAACGCCTTTTGCCCATTCTTCTGCAGCTAAAAGGTCTCTTTGTCTTTCGACTCTAAAGTCATATTCAGTCATCATTCAATCTGGCCTCCACCAGTTTTTTAACTTTATCTAATTTATACCATAAACTAGAATAAGTTTGAGTATCACCATTCGGCCATTCTACAACATATCTTTTATATCCGTAAGGCCTTTCCGAAAAAATTCTCACATCACCATAATTTTCTACTAATAGTCTCATAGTGCTTTAATCCTCTCTAAATAGGTTTCTACTTCTGCTTCGGTTAAATATCCTATCACATCATTTGCAATAGGAGTAATATAACAAAGATCACCCTGCCCGTCTAGCACGGCTAATTCCCATAGTCCATCTTGGTGACCATAAGAACCTTCATGGCATATGACCGAAGCCCCATATCCATTTTCGAATGCATATTCTTTTTGAATACCATAAGGTGGTGAATTTCTAAATGTTATCTTATTAAGCATCATTGTCCATTAGATTAGTATCAGATGGAAACCTACCAAATGATGCTGATTGTAACTTTGTGACATGACATTGATTG